TGGCTTTCGCGCTTCTTTTGGCGCTTTAACGTCTTTTAGATAACGAACATTGCCCGCTTTGTTGACAACATAAGCGCGGCCTTGATCGTCGTATTGCGGCGTGGTGCCGTATTCCGCTTCTTTTGGCTTTTCCATCATCCGCGAAAGCATAGCCGCCAGCGCCGGATTGCCGCGCATTGCAGCCGATCCGGCAGGGGTCATTGCCATACGCATAGCATCTTCCGGCGATGCGCGGTACTGACTCTGTACGCGCACCTCGTCCAAACCAGACGCATCCGGCATAACAGGCTCTGCCATTGGGGCACCGCCCATCAACCGGCCAATAATCTGCTGCCCTGAGCGTGACACCTCGGCTTCCGCCTTCTCTCCCGCCTCACGCGCCTTTCGCATTTCGCGGCCAAAAAGATACCCCTCCAGTGCCTTGACGACAGGAGCGGCTTTCGGGATCGGTGCGCCTTGATACTGACCCGGGTCGTATGCCTGCTGTGCAAGCATTTCCGCCATCATTTCACGACGTCGAGCCTCGGCTGCCTGACGCTCGTATTCGGTGGGCAGCGAAAAGACCTGCACTTGTTTGACTTTTTCACGCGCCATATTCAAATGCCCCTCTGTCCTGACCCCCCTGCGGCGTCGTCATGCCGGGGCTAGCGGGCTTGCGCGTCGGGTAGGTGTTAAGGAATTGCTTGGGTGCCGGAGCCGACGTGGCCGCGCTCTGCGATACTTGTAGCATCTGCGCGAGACGCTGGCCTTTGTTGTTCGGCGTGTAGGGATTGTCGTACATAAATTAACCTCTGCCTAAAGCCATGCCAGCTGCACCAGCAAGGCCGCTGAGTAGCCCCATCTGGGCATTGTATGCGCCGACCTGATTGCCGTAGTTCTGCTGCGCGAAGTTGCCTGCCGCCTGTTGTGCTGCAAAGAGCGGCGCAGCGGCGACTTGTGTGCCTTGGTAGCCTTGGAACTGCGGCATCTGTACCTGAGACCCGCCAAGTAGCGCCGTGATCTCGTTGATCGGCTGCGCTCGCAGCGCCATTTGCTCGGCAAGGCCCTGCTGGCGCGCTTGGTTGGCAAACGCTGCTGCGGCCTGCGCTTGGTTAAACCCTTGGTTCTGCGCGGCAAGTTGCATCTGGTACTGCTGCTGTGCCGCAGCCTGACGCTGTGCAAGGGCTTGGTTGTAGAACCCAGCCACGTCCATGCCCTGACCAAACAACTGCGACTGACGGGCTGCTTGCGCGGCCTGCTGCTGTAGCGCGGCTTGTTGGTTCTGTGCAAGTGCGGCGTTGGCTGCTTGTGTCGCTTGCTGTCCCATCCCAAACTGAGCAAGGATCGCCTGTTGATTAAAGCCTTGTGCGCCAAGTGCCTGCTCAAACGCTTGACGTTGCGCGGCGTTCTGGGCCTGTTGTGCGGCAAGGGACTGCTGAAGGTTCTGCGAGACTGACTGATTGTACAATTGCTGGCCTGACAAGCCCATCCCAAACTGCGCCTGACGCGCCTGATTGGCAAGGTCAGCCTGCGCTTGCAACTCGCCAAAGCCTTGCTGTCGCATCGCAGCGTCAACCGAAATGCCTTGCAGCGCAGCCTGCGTAATAATGTCGTTTTCTTGCTGCGCCTGCTGACTCATTGCGGCGTTGTAGGCTTCACCGCCACGCACTAGCCCTTGGTTCGCCAACTGGTTCTCAAGGGCCGCACGCTGCGCTTGGATGGCCGGAAGCGACCGCGAAAGGATCGCCTGTTGTGCAGTCATGCCAGCGCCAACCGGCATCTGAGCAAGCCGCGAGGTATCAAGCGTCTGCTGCAACTGTTGCTGCGGGACGTTCGCTCCCGCAAAACCGAATAACCCGGCTTGTGGGGCGTTCTGCACGCCACCCACACCCGAGAGGTTGGCCTGCGACAACTGCGCTGCTTGCGGGCCTCCTTGCGCCTGACCCATGCCCATGAGGTTAGGCGCAGCAGCAAGGCCTTCAGCGCCGGGGGCGTTGGTCGCTTGCCCCATTGCGGTTAGGTCTGGGCCTTGGCCGACCGGGGTGTAGCCGATGCTCTGCTGCATCGGTGCAAGGTTGGGGCTGAACGGGTCGGCAAAGATGCCGCCGACCTTGCCAATGGCCTGCTGGCCGAGATTGGCTAACCCCAACTCGGTCTGCTGCTGGGCCTCTAGCGCCTTTTGCGCTGCGGGGGTCAGTTCCTGCCGAATCGTCGGCTGTTCAATGCTAACCGTGAAGTCTTTTATGTCAGGCGGGGCCTGCACAGGCTTTCCAGCGGCAACGTCCGCTCGAAACTGCTCCATCGCCTTGTTGTAGGCGGTCTGGTCAGTCGTGGATTGCTTGTTCCACGTTACTTGCTGCGAGCCAAGCGGCGTGTATATGTTCGGATTCGACATATACGCCGACTGCTTGGCCGCTTCCAAATTAGCAGCGCCCTGTGCAATCGCAGAGGCGGTGTAATCAGGCGTAGCGGGCGGTTTGGGGGAGGACTTTCCCATAGCGATCACCTAAAAAGCGGCAACTCTCTCGTGCCAGCGTAAAAATAACGATGTCTCCGGTAGGTGCCGCATCCTTGATGCGCGCTTCTTCCGAAAACCCCATTTTCTTAACTAGACGCACCGCTTTAGAGTTGTCGCTCGTGATCGGCGCGATAATCTTATCAACATCGCAGACCATAAAGGGATAATGAAACACGGCTGCAAGATATTTTTTCGTCATCGGGGCGTGAAACACGATATGGCAGACGATGGAACGCTGGTTCCAGTTCTCGTAAACCGTCCCACACACCAATTTTTCACCATCGTGTAGACCAATGGCCTCCGACCGATCAGCGTGATACCCGCCGCCCGTCTGGTTCATAACCCAATGACCCACCTCGGGGCCGGTGACTATATTCCTGCCCATCCCATCTGATACACCACATCGGTAGCGGCCCACTGAATCTGCATGTTCTTGCTTGTGCTATTCAGTTGGATTGCGCCGCAATAGCCGATGCCGGTGATCCCTTGCCAGTTGTTCGTGATTTCTACATCAGACCCCCATATAGCCTGATCCCATAGACCAACATCCCACAGACCCGCTACCTGCGGGCTAAACGACAGCGGGGCAGTGGAATCTGTGATGCTAAAGTCCACGTTGATCGCGCAGACGATGGCGGGTTGACCGTTTGTAAAAATGCTTGGGCGCGCACGGGTGAAGTATTTTTTCACCCCGCGTGATTCAAAGTAGTTGAAAGCTTGCAGCGCACGAGCCGCAATGTTTGCGTTGTTGTCAGCGTAGCCCGTTGATCCGGTCGTCCACGCCTTGCCCACAAAGCCTGCGCCGCCAAAATACGGGTCGTCGTTCAGCAGCGACCAGCAGAACGCATACCAGCCGGTAAACTTTGCCCATGCTTTTGTGATGTTGTTCATCACAAATTGTTGCTGCGCGCCTTCCGCAACTGGAATGTTGACGAAAAGCGCGTTGTTTTTGGGGTTGTACAACAATCCCCATCCAAAATTAGCTTGGTACTGCGCCGTGGCCGCGGCAAATGCGCCTTGTATCTTGTCTGATAGCGCCACGTTCGGGTCTAGCCGAGACGACTGCAATGCCGAGGCAAGCGGTAGCAATCCATCTAGCGACAGGATCAACAAGTCGCCCGCGTACTTGAGCAAACACCGCGACCCGCCCACAGGCGAGCCGACAATCCAAATGCCAATCAGCGCCCACGTTGACGCAGATGCTGGGTCAGTGCCTCGATACACCAGCACCTCGCCGTTAGACGTTACAAACACAAGGTTGTCGTCAACGCCATAGCCTGCGTCAATCGTCCATGCGGCCATCGCCACAAGGTAGCCGCCCAATCGAGCGACTGATGACAGGTCAAGAACCTGTGCCGCACCGCCCACGCTAGAGGTCGGCAGATACCATGCCTTTAACGTGTCCTTCTGGATGAACCACATCCGGTTCTTAAACAGCGTCGGCGTTGTCAGCGTTGTCGTTGTAACGCCCGTAATTGCAGGCGTAGAAACGCCCGTGATGCTTGTCCACGTTGACCCGTTGTACAGGTAAGGCGTGTTGACGCCGTTTGCCATGTACAAGTAGTTGCCGCCTGACGTCGTGACGTTGGTGTAATCCCACCGCGAATTGGACAAGCCGGAGACTGCCGCAGCGCCTACCGCACCGCTTGCCGTAACGTCGTACACCTTGCCGTCGCTGATCGCAAACAGCTTGTCAGTCGTTGCGCCCGAATACGTCATCAGCGTTTCGACGTCATCTGGCAGGCCAGTCGCGTGTCGTTCATAGCCGCCACGCAAATTAACGTTGCTGACGCTAGGAAAGTAGTTTTCCAGCGTCACGGCATCTGTTGGGGCCATGTTTGCAAGCGAGTCACGCGCATTCCAGCCGCCCACGGGGGCGGGCAGCGATACCACGTTGGCCGCTGCCCGCTGGACGAACTGACGGCGTTTAAGCATTAGTCGCCACCATAACCGCTGTCAGGAATGTTGTCGTAGCCGATAAGAACCGTGCCGGGACGCGGCGCGAACGACAAGTTGGGCGATGCCGTGTCTTGTCCCACAACCGTTTCCAACACCATCAAATAGTCCCGATACAGCGCCGTGGTGTCAAAACCCTTTGCTTCAAAATACTTGAGTTTGGTGGATAGAACCATGAGCCGATCAGGATAAATGCAGGTGTCGTTGTCAGCCGTAAACGACTGTTTCGGAACACCTGACGAACTTTCTGCCCACGCGGTGCTGCGATACTCAAAGCCGAGAAGCTCGCCAGCGTTGACACCGGGCCAAATCTGGAAATAGTTGCCGAGCAACCGCCAGCGGATACGCGGGCCAGTGCTGATATAGCCCGACAGCAGCCATTCCCACTGCTGCGGGGACTCTGGGCCGAGCATTTCCCACCGTTTGCTCTTGTCCCAATGCGTGCGGTTAACCGTGCTCTGGTAGTCACTCGGCAGTGCGTATTTGACCTTTTGGAACACAAGGCCGCCGCCCACTTGGCCTTCGGTGGGGTAATAGTTCAGCGTGACTTGGGTGCCGCTATCAACGCTTGTGACGTAAGTGGCGTTAGGGATGCCGACGCCAGTGACCTGATACGAGGTGGACAGCGTTGAAGTGTCTGGAATGCCAGTAATCGTTGCGGCTGAAGTTGTCCACGTCCCTGTGGTACTCAACGCTTCGGTGTAAAAGGTGTGCTGGCGGGTCAATTGCCGCCAGTCAGCCTTGGTCATCAGTTCGTAGCCGGACGCATTCATCAACGCCAAAATCTGAATGACGTCTTGGTTAAGGTTTCCGGCCACCGTTGTCGGTGTGCCAATGCCCAACTCGTTCGTAACCTGTTGGACAAGTTGGAGCATTGTTGTCATGCACTATCTTCCTTTGGCGGTCGCCCACGACGGGGCTTATCAAGAAGTTCAGCCATCTGAGACTGCAACTCAGCCAACTGGCGCTTGGTGTCGTCCAACTCGCGGTTTGCCTCGGCCTTGTTGCGCTGCTGCAAAAACATACGCGCACGCTCTCGGAGGCCAGCGCCGCCCATGCCGATCCGCTGCAACTGCTGGTCAGAGGCCAACGCCACCTGTTCAACAGTCTGGAATCGCAAAATCTTCAGTTCATCAAGTTGTGCGCGATTAAAGTCGGGCGATTCATCGGCCCATACCTCAAGCGCGGTGCCGATCACCGAGGCATCCACCTCATTCTGCTTCATGTTGAAGTACATCCACTGACGCGGGAATCGCGCTTTGTGTTCGTCCAACACGGGCCGTTCAACGATGTTCGTCTTGTCGCCCGGTGCCTGCATCCGAATAAACGGCTTGCCGACCCAACCGGGGGCTTCCGAGAGGTAAAACTCAACGTGCAACTGTGCGTCGGCGTTGTTGATGTCACTGTCTAGCATTGTCCTTTCTCCTGTGGGGATTGGGGGTTTACACACGTTCGCCGTTCAGCGAATACCATGCGGAATTGCTGACGGCAAAAAAAATACTGGCGTGGTTGACGGCAATGGTCGCCGACGACCCGCCGTTTAGCGTTGAACCGGCAGGCGGATACACACGAAGGGTATGCGCTCCGCTGTTTGCAATCATAACGGTTGCGCCCATTTCCGTTGTCGGAAGTTTGACGCCCGTATTCGGCGGTGTTGTGTCCACCGAGTTGTAAACGTAAACGAGCTGCAATGCGTCACCCGCGCTGGTTCCGACAGCAACCAAATCGTCGCCACCGTCGCCACAAATGGAGACGGTAGACAACGAGTTAATGCCGCTGCCGAGAACCCGCGAGGGAATCGGCATATTAGGCCCCGTCGAGGGTAACCCACGCCGTCGCAGACGTGCCAAAGAACAGATGCGCCTTGCCAACGGCAATGCTATCTGAGGCCGCGCCGTTGATCGTGCCGCCGGTCTGCGGGTACACCGTCAAGGCGTTCGCGCCGTCGTTACGAACGACCATCATCGCGCCAACTTCAGCGGTCGGAATCTTGACGCCCGTACCTGCCGCAGCCGTGGCTACGCGGGTAACGACCGCCGACACCGCAGCGGCGTCACCGGCAACGCTACCAGTAGCCGTGACCGACGCAGACACGTCGCCCACAATCGCCTGCGTCTGACCACCGGACGTGCCGGAACCCTGTACTCGTGAAGGAAATGCCATTGTTGTCTCCTACGCTGCGGCGCTTACGTCGCGCCTGACCTTTAGAATCTCGGCGATTAAGCCATCGCCCTTGGCTTCCACCTCAATGTCGGACATTACAGTGAAAATCATTTGAAACTCTTTCGCCTGCTGCGCCATAGCGCCATTACAGACGAATTTACGCCGACTCTCGCCAACGTATACATCCATCGTCGGGCCGCTCAATTCGCCTGTAAAGCGTTTACGGCCTTCAGTGTCGTTGCACGAGTCATACCCGTACAACACGAACTTTCGGTATCCGAGCAAGTATCCAATGTTGATGGCGCGCATACCGCTTGTCGTACCGCCGCCAATCGCTAACTTACCAGCGCCTAACGCCTTATGCTCGCCTCCATCTGACCACGAGTGCCACAGCAAAATCTTGCGGCCCTTCAAGTGGTCAAACGTCACCGGAGGGCAGCGCGAGGCTACCATGTACACCGTATGATCGTTATGCTTCCTCACGCCGTCAGTACGGTCGCGGGGGTCAAGGTTAATCCACAAGTCAGGCGTAATGCCGTTGTCCATCAGAAAGTCGTGCGCGGCCTTAATTGCCACAATAGGACGCCCGGCTTCCTTCTCCTTGCGAATGTCCTCTACAAAACTCGGCATTGACCACCCGCTCGCCACGCACACAAACGTACCGTCGTGGGCAGTGGGAGCGGGGGCCAACTCTGGAAGTTGCCGGGCCAAGGCGCTTTTAATGTTGGACTGTAGTTCCTCCACAGTCCCGTGCGCCTTGATCGACAACTCCAGTGGTCGCATTTACGGAGCGCCGCCGATGGTGCCGGTGACAACCGTGCTGAAGCCAGCAACAGCGGTCATGGCCGAGATTGCCGAGGCGGTCAGTTCCGTGACCACACCCGCAACCAAAGCGCCCGACACCGTGAGGTCATCCAACAGACCTTCGGTGGTGGTCGTGTAAAGCGGCACCGCCGGAAGGCATGAGGTGTTGACGTTCACGCGCACCTTGCCACCCAACTGCACCCAGCCATAGTTGGCAGAGGCAATTGACACCTGTGCGAAACCAACACGCTTAGTGCTGGCAGAACGCGCAGAGGTGGCGTTGGTGGCGATAGCGGACGCCGGAATCAACACAGCGTTGTACTGGCTGATGGCGCTAGCCGCCTGAACGTACATCGCCATGCCGCCGTCGTCGAGATTGACGACCGTGCCGACGTTAACCGCCGGGGAGGTCTGCGTGTCCCCCAAAGCGGGGTAGGCAAAGCCATTGATAATAGTAGGCATAATTTTTTCCTCTAATTCTTAAAAAGCCTTGTTTTGCCAAGTTTTATACGACTAATGGTTCCTTGATGCACGTTAAATTTTTCGGCAATGGTTTCTTGCGAATATCGGTCAGCAAGCATTTGCTTGATCTGTTCCGCATCCGCGTAGGTAAGCCGGCTTTTTGTGCCGCGCCGCTGCTTTTTATCCATATCTTTTATGTTATCTGCCAAGTCACCTAAAAACAGATGCTTAGGATTGACACATAAACGATTGTCACAACGATGCAAAACACACAAACCATCAGGAATCGGAGCCACAAACAACTCGTAAGCCATGCGATGAGCAGTAACGGTTTTTCCAACAAGTTGAAACTTGCCGTAACCTCCTCTCGCTTGACTTGCTTGCCATTCGTGGCATCCGGGTTCCATTTGCTTAACCTTTTCTAAAAACCTTTGCTTAACGTCTGATCTTGGTCTACCACCGGGCATAACATGTCTCCATTTTGTGGAGTCACATCATGCCTTGTCGCTTAAACTTATGCAATCAGGCGATAAGGACTCCGCAGAACTGCGGGCCAGACGACGTGAGGTTGCCGGCCCAGCCGATCAGCTTCACAATCGCGTCTTGGTTGACGGCCTGCCGCTCGCCACCGATCGGCACAAAGTTGCGATCCTTGTGCGGGCGGAAGTGCAGGTACTTGGTGTTGAGGAACCACATATGGTTCGCGTTGCCAGCGCCGCTGTTATACGACGAGGAACCGATACCACCGTCCAGCACCACATCCGAGGCCATACCAGCGCCGAAATACTTCAGCGAGGCAAAGCCAGCACCCGCCATGCCCGAGCCTTCGCTCGAAATGCGCTGGATGCTCTGCAGCGACTGCAGATAGAGGCGGTAAAAATTGCTGTCCGCCACGATGAGGTCAGGCTTGTCGGTGCCACGGATCAACTGCACGGCCACCGCATCCATGTACTGCTGGATGTTGGAAGCCGAGACAGCCGCGCCGCCATTGGTCACGCCCGAATAAGCCACGGACTGCCAGAACGACCACACGGCGCGATTGATGCCGCCGTAGGTGCCCGAGGTCGGGCTATCCGGCACAGCAGCCGCAAGGCCCGTCAGGTTCTTGCCAGCGTTGCCGAGGCCGTCGCCGTACAAGTCGCCGCTGATGCGGTTCGCCAACTGAGCTTCCGCAACCTGCATACGACCGTCAAGGAGGTCAATAATGGCCTCTTTGCCCGAGTTCTGGATAATTTCCAGACCCGAGATGGACACGGCGCTCGCATACTGAGTGATGCTGAACTGCGCCGCAGAGATGGGCGAGTTCTGGCCGACGTTCAACACTTCATAACCTGAGTACGAGTTGGTGTTGTTCGTGGTCGAGTCGTTGTACATGATTTCCTGCAAAATCACGTTACCGCCCGAGAACGTCTTAACGTTCCCGCGCTCCTTCAAACGCCGCAGGAGGGCGTTGTTATTCGTCACGTTGTCAGCGAGTTCACCGCTACGGCTCTGAATGTTGGTAGCGATAATGTCGCTGATACTGGAATTGGCAAATGCCATTTTTAATGCTCCTATATCAGTTAATTACAACCGTGCGCCCATCTCGTCGAATGCTTCTTCGAGTAACGCACGACGACCTTGCGCTTTGGGAGCCGTGTTCGCGCCGGGTGTGGCACTTCTGACGCTGACCGCTGCTGCTCTGGCTGCCTTCGCAGCCTTGTTCAACTCAGAACTTTGCTTCAATGCAACCTGTGCCTGTTTGGCCGATTGCACCTTGTCGAAAAGTTCCTCGTTTAATCTAACCGCCTTATTGTAGGCTTCGTCAAGGGTTTGTGCTACCCCAGACTGTAAAAGTTGAATCATGGTAGGCCGCACTTCTTCAAAATGCTCCGCCTTGGCGCTGAACGAGTTAATTTCCTCTAGCAGCTTTTGGTTTTCCGCCATCTCTTGCTGCTGCTTCCAGCCCATGACCTCGCCGCGAACCATGTTCAGTTCGTTTTGCAGCGCGTAGACCATTGGGTCAACGGTTGGCGAGGGTGACTGGCCCTGCGCTTGACCCTGCAAATTGATGCCGTAGCTCTGCGCCAACTGCATGAAATACTGCAACCGCTGCTCGGGCGAGGACGTGCGGAGGGTGTGATCGGCCTGCGCGAGCGCAGCTACCGCCTTGTCAGGGGTCAACCCTAGCCCGCGAATGGTCGGCAGATACGGCTCAAGGGCCGCGTTCATTGAGTCGGCAAACTGAGCCTTGGACAGCAGCGGTTCAACGCCCTTCCGCATCTGTTCTTCGCGCTGATAAGCGTATTCCCGCATCTTGGGGTCTGCCTTCAGCCAATGTTCGTGGTATTCCTTTTTCCACGACGCCGGGGGCTTTGCCCATACCGGCTCTTCTACTGGTTCGGCTTGCGGAACCTCTTCCGCCTTGGGCGCAAACCGGCCCGACTCATCTCGGGTACGGGAAGGCGACTCGGCAACTGGCTCTGCGGTCGCTAGAGTCGGCTCAACCTCTGCAACGGTATCAAATTGCTCTTCAAGCAGTGTCTTACGGGTATCTTCCATCACTTTCTCCTGTGGGGATCATGGGTGAAACGGACTTCATCCCGCAGACGCGCCATTAGGCTGTTGGCTTGCGCGTGGGTCATGTTCGCCAATTGATGGCGCAACACCTCTACTCGGGTGTCCTTGACCGATGGGGGCGAATTCAATTTGGTCGGATCTTCGTTGCCGACCTCTACGCAGTTGTTGGCCTTCAAGTGTCGCCGATGCTCTGAGCGTGACGTAACCATGCGCCCGTCAATCATCGACTTGTAGGGCTGAATGTCGGGGATAATGTAGTGATATTGACCCTTTGCGTCCCGTTTGCGCTCTACAAACTCGCCGTCAACCATTACATATGTTCGCTTCATAGCAGTAACAACACGTCCTCGTCGTCCATATCAATATAAGCGGCATACAGGCGCTCCACGGCGTCAATGTTTGCCAGCAACCTGTCCCAATCAACCCGCGCCTCTACGCGCTCGCTGATCGGCCCTACAACCTTAAATTCCTCAACAATCGACTCCGCGACCAGCGGTTTGCCTTCTACGAGATGCTCGTAGGCAGCAATGATCTGCTGGCGTCGTAACTCGCGATCCTCAACCTCCTCTTTGACCCTGCGCTTGCGGCGAACATCGCCGTCGTGCGTATCTATTACGACGATGGGCGGCGGCGCGCTCTGCGATTGCAGCAGCGTCAAAAACATGGTTACACCAGCGTCAGAAGTTGATTAAGCGTTTCTTGAGTCTGTGCAATGTCAGAGTCGAGCCTTACAACCCCATCTGCGTCACCCGATGACCATGCGGCAGAACGCGCCGCCTGCAAGTACAAGAGGCGGTTTTCCGTGAGCTTTATAAGCTGTTCAATAGTCATAAGTTATACCGGCACTTCTTCCCACTGCAACGACCCAACCCATGTGGCGGAGGTCAATGCAGCGGAACCGCCAAGCGCAACATACGAACCCGGCGGGATGATTACCGCGCCTTCTAAATCAACGCCACCGCTATTGACCAGAGCCACACCCGCAGCCGATGCCCAATAGTACGAGGCAATCGGGATTAGGTTTGTCGCGGCAGAACCAGATGTGAGGGCGACATTTCGGAAACCCGTCATCACCGAACCGCTCTGCAACTGCGTGTTCATCGACCACGGCGCTACGGTAGTGGCCTGCGTGATCGTGGCAGTCGTGCCGAAGTAGAGGGCAAACATCGCCGTACCCGCAGCCGATGCGGAAACCACATTGGCAACCGCCGCTTTGTTGATGACGGCATTTCGACCGGAGCCGAGGGGGTTGAACAAAGCAAGCATGGGGGTACCCGCTGCGCCGCCCGTAAACGCCGTCACCGCTGCTGCGGTGCTGACCGACAGCAAGAACGAGTTACCCCGATAGGTCGTCTCGTAATACCTAGCGTGCAGTTCCGAAACGATGGTATCGCCCAACTGACCGGCACGACCGTTGACAAGTGCGTTATTACCTGCCGCAGAGGGCTGACCGACGATTGATTGCAAAAGCATGATGAAAACTCCTAATACGAATTGAAGCCAGTAACATTGAGCAGGACGCTTGCCCCCGTTGTACCTGCAATATAGTTCAATGCGGTTGCTGCCGTACCGCGCAACGGGGTCGGAAAGTCAAGTTGAACGGGTAGCGTCATGCTAGCCGGAACGCTAAAGGTGATAAGCGTTGTTGAGCCGTCTTGAATGGTCAGCGTTGTAGCAGTTGCGTTGGTGTTCTGGAATGTCAGTCCGGTAACATTCTGCCGGATAGGTGAGGCTTGAGCAGCACGAATCGCGGTTTGAGTGTTGGTTGTAACCGTCGCATTGACATAAAAATCAAGGTCGCCGGGGGCGTTTTCCTTCGTAATCAACTGACCCGACACGCTGAAGGTTTGGCGTATCGCGTCACCCGAAATGATGGTTGAAGCCGGTAACGCAGTACGGGCAATGCCACCGCAGATGAGCGGGTTAGAGGTCGCTGCGGTGTCCTCTGCAATGTTGCCGCCGACCGCCAACATACCCGATACGCCCGCTGTAACCGCAGCCGTACCCGCAACCTGCGCCATGTTCTGCGAAGGGATGTTTGTCGGAAACGCCGCCGAAAAGTTCTTAAGTACCGCAATGGCAAGCGGAAAGCCCGAACCTGCCGTGGTAAGTTGTGCGCGAAAGAACCGCCCCGATGCCGCAATGAGCCATTGCCCCGCCGCAGTTGCAGTGGTGACCGGAACAGCCGCACCCGCAACAGGCCACGCAACGGCAGACACATAAGTTGAACCGTCATTGGAAACTTGGAAAGTCACAGTACCTGTGAAGGTACCCGTCAACTGCAAAACAACCGTGCCATAACCCGTTGTCTCAAGCTGAACAATCGTGCCAGCCTGCGCCCCGTTGCGCGACCCTTGTACTACTACGCCATCGGCGGGAGTCACGCCGCCATTGTCAGCAACAGCAATGCGCCGAAGATGCCCAAGAGGGGTTAGACCAGCAACAGGCATATACACGCTCGGGTCTACCTGCATCAGCGTGTTTTGCACAAAGGGCTGCGGGCTTGCCGCCCACCGCAACGAATAACTGCCACTTACCGATCCATTGAAGTTAGGCGTGGTGATTGCCCGAAAATACTTGGCAGTAAACGCAATGGTTGCAATGTCAGACCCGTACAGCATGTCAACCGTCTGAACATCGTTGCTATACGCCGTGCCTTCAACGCTAAACCACACCGAATTGTCGTTGCTGGCTTGAAAGGTTACGCCGCCAGAAAAACTGCCCGAAATCTGCAACTGGATGGATTGCTTGTTTTCCGTGTCCACCGCAGCAAACAAAACCGTATTCGCCGTAGTGATGGGGCCAAATGCAACGACCGTTGAGGGGTCAGATACAGAAACCGCACCGCTGACCGTCTGCGTAGCGGGAAAGTTGCTGACGCTGACCGTGCCTTGCACGTCCAGCGGGCTAGCCGTTGTAACTCCTACCGTGCCAGTTACTGACAGCGCGGAAGGAGCCGTAATTGGCATGGGGTTAGCGGCAGATACGTCTACCGCTGTGCCATCTGGGCCTACGCCAATCTTCACCCGCTGATGCAATACGCCAGCAATCTCGTCAGCCGCGACGAGTGCGCCTGTACCCGGTGTATACCCTACGTTGTCAGCCATCGATCACCTATTGCAGGTTAAGTTGTACCGGCTCAACGCCTACAGCCCGGCCATCTTGACCGCGAACGATGCGCTTCGGGGCAGACAGCGAGGCCAAGGCAGCACTGATCTGCGCCATTGCGCCTCGGTTATCTTCGGCCATCTGTGCGTACAGTTCTGCGAGGCGATCCATCTGCGATTTGACTTCTGCGCCAAGGTCGGCCACAACGCGCTCGTTGACCTGCTGCTGGGCTTCAAACATCGGGATGTCAAGGCCCGGGTTTGCGCTAATACGCGCCACCATGACCTTTGTGGCCGCATCAAGGTCGGCCTTATACCTGTCCGCTTCCTGTTTCTGTGCGAGTTCCTGCGCCTTCATCTGCGCTTCAAACTGCTGGCGCTGCTGCTCTAATTGCATTTCCATCTGCAACTTGGCCTGATCGTTCTGCGCCTGCGCCGTCATCTTGGCTTGTTCCAACTGCATCTTGGCGCTTTCGACCTGCTGCGAAGCCTGCATCTTGGCCTGCTCCATCTGCATTGCCACCTGCGCCTTCTGCTGTTCAACCTGTGCGGCTTGCTGGGCGGCCTGCGCTTCAGGGTTGGGCTGTGCTGCCATCTGCTGCATCTGGTCTAGGGCTTGATCTAATGCGCCCTCAAGCGGACGCGACTGCTTAAATGCTTGTATGCCGAACTTCATCAGTTCGACCATCATCGGCACCATCGGCGGACTGGCCTGCGCGACCGGCAACGCCTGCTGCAAGAACCCGCCAAACGCCTGCAAGAACTCCATGCGCTCTTGCTTGTTCTGGTTCTCGTCCAGCATCACAAGCGAATCAGCGGCTACGTCAATGCGGAAGTTACGCAGCGGGCGATCCTTCAGCAACTCAATGGCCTGCGGGATCAACTGCTGATCCTGCGGTGACATCTGCTGTGCTGCCGCATACGTCAGAATGGTCTGCGGCTGAAACTTGGTCGCCATGACCTGCGCCTTCAGGCGAATCAAGTTGGACGCGAACAGGGCCACGTCCTCTTGCATCGACCGCAGCCTTAACCCGGCATACTGTCCTTTGATCTGCTGCGCCGTTGCTGTTTCTGACGCAGCACTTTGCCCACGGATGATGTCCGCGATGCCGGTGATTTCGTAAATTTGGCCCTTGATGTCTTGGCGGGCTTGGTAGCACTGGAGGAGGGCGGTGGCGAGAGTGTCGAGCGGAAGGAGGTCAATGCTGCCTTTAAGGCCGCCCTTTTCGCTAAAAGCCATCCACTTATCAACTGGAATAAGGGCATTGTTATCACCTTCGGTCATCAATCGTTGCAGGGCGGGTTGGCTCGCGTCATACACGCCGCGCACCCGCAGCGCCTTGACCAAGCCATCAATGCGGTCGGACAGAATGTCCAACTCCATCGCCTGATCTTGGTACAACACGAAGTCAGGCACGGGGACAAGGCTATCGGAGGTCAGCGTGGCGTAAAGCGGACGCCCACACGGGAAGAAGCCCTCAAGCTCCAACGGGTCATCACGCTCGTCAATGATCTGCGGCAGACCCTTACAAAACCAGTAAACCTTCAGCGTCTCTTTATCCCATAACTCGCATATTTTTGCCCGGTTATAGGTCTTTTTGGACTCGTTATAGGCGTTGAGCGGTTCCGGGCCTTGGTCAAGCGGTATCTTGGCGGCTGCTTCCTCGCCAAAACGCTCTACAAGGGCTTCCTTGGTCATGTAGACCCAACGCCATACCTGTGAGACTTCCTCCCACGTCCGCGCTGTAGAGTGTCCAAAGTCTTTCCAATGCACATAATCGGTCGGAGCGCACTCGTAGTCGATTTGCTCCATCATGGCGTTTTCGCCTTGCTCGACGTCCTCTGTGACCTGTAGCCCGTCATCCTCAATGCCCTGCGGGGCGACGTGCGGTTCATACCGCACCCATGCCACGCCACGACCGCCGAGAAACCGATCTTCGACGCAGTAACGCATCGTTGAACGGAAGTCGGGGTAGTGTTCGATCTCAAAGTCCAACGCCCTCTCAAGGAGTTGCGAGGCCACCCGCCCTACCGGGTCGCCATCGCCAAAGCGCCGCGTCACATCAGCCTTGGGCAGTTTGGCGTATACGGCAGGGATCAACGTCTGGACGTTTGACCAGAGGATGTTGAACTTAGCCGACTCGTTGCCTGACTGCCCGCGAGTGTCATCGCGGTATCGCTTCAGAATCTTTTTAGTGCGTGCCTGCCATTTGCTGAATTCGTTGTCGTATTGCCCAACAATTCTGAGGTATCGGTCAAGGTCTTGACTGACTTGTTCCATTTATGCCCAACCCCTTGCTGGATTGTTTGGCGGATTGATTGTCACTTCTGCAAGTAATTCAGCATCAAAGTTGCTTGCATCCATGACACGCAAGTTGGCGTGGTAGCCGGGCACTGCCGCCATGATTGGTGATTCAACGCCGTCCTGCTCGATGATCTCGCCTGTAGGCTTATAGACCTTGCCCACGACGTCCAGCGCGTATTTGTGGCCGTCCGTGACGTGCCATCCGTCCTCGCCCTTGGTGACGACGCCTACGGCTTCCAGCGCCTCGTACAGCGCGGCTTCAGACTTTGCTTTGAGGTAGATGTCCATGATTAGGCCGTCAGTGCTTGGAGGGTAGAGTTAGGCAGGCGGCGGGGGTAGTAGGTGATGCGGCGGAGGTAGCCGTTGAGGAAAAACGCGGAACCAGTGGCGTCTGCCGCCAGCTTCAGCCCACTAACGGTAGGAACGGTGCCGGATGTATCTGTTTGCGCCGCAAGTCCTTGCACCGTAAAGGCAAAGTTGTTTGCGGCGTAGGCAATTGCAGATTTACGAACCGATCCAACACCGAAGGGCGACCCACTTGCCCCATAGAAACCGGCTTGCGAAACGCCGCCAGCGTTTACCTCTCCGAATGAATACAGATTAGCGCCTGTATTGGTGCTTGCTAAACTTACGCGGTTGTTGCCTGTGTTATCAGACAGCGCGGCTATACTAGGAAACGTTCCACTCGGGGCGTAACCCGCCACAGCAAACTCCGCAAACAACGTCCCCTCCACCGCATTAAACCAAGGCGTCAACGTATTCACTGAAGCCACATCTGCATTGCGCGTCAGGGCGGTGGTGGTTGTGGGGATCACGCTCGTGGCAAATGCGCCGAGTTCTAGTTGGGGCAGGCCGATGCGAAGGGTGATGTCAATGGCTGCGCCGGAGAGCGACAAATTGAAACCCGAGCGCAGAAAAGCACAAGCCGGGTCAGTGGTTGTTCTGGTTGCCGATGATCGTTGAGATGATAAAGACGCAGACGTTGGGTTTGGCGCGGTAATACTTTGTTCTGTCAAATAACTGCCAGCAGATGATCGTTCTTCAAAAAAATGACGAACTAAATTGACACCGGAAAGAGATCCGGCTTGTAGTTTGAAAAACTGCGAAAGCGTCCATGTTTGACCGACCGTCGCTGGGACACCGTTTGCAGCCTCTGTATACCACTGGTAAGTGCCTGCCGCGCTAGGCGTTCCATTCAGCCGGATTTCAATATAGGTGACGCCGTTTTCAACGCCAGTGCCAACGATAGTTTGGGTCAGCCCAGTCAGCGAGGTAAAAATAGCCCAATTCGTCGGCAACGTCCCCGGCGTACCCGCTACCGCACCCTGCATCGTGTTGTTGCGGATGGAGTTCGTCCGCTGCTCCTCAATCAGCAAGCCCTGCGCGGCAAGCGTGGAGGGGTTGTAGTCAAAGCGGGGGGCGTAGTAGGCAGAAGCTACGGTTTGGACGTAAAGGCCTGCCGTGGAGCCGATGTTAAGCATCGCGCCCCAAATAAAAATTCCACTTGTGCCGTCCCCAGTGTACGAATCAACGCTATTTCCGGTTGCAAGTTTTATCCGCATATTTGTGGTGGTTGCGGAAGTTGTTGCTATGGCAACCGCTGAACAACGGTACCACCCATTTCCTACCGGCGTGATTGTTCCGGTCACGCTTCCTGATGACCCAATCGCGCCGTTGGCTAAATCAAAATAACAAAACGGAACAGTTGCGCCATAGGCTTCAGCACCAGTTCCGATTTGCATATTGAACCAAGTGCGTTCCGCTGCCTTGGCATAAATTGTATAGGTATAAACTGTTGACGCGATGACTGAAATGCCGCCACTAAATGCCAAATGCGTGTTTGACGCAGTCAAATCTTCAATCAATTTGCCGGCGGTCAATGTGCCATTTGGCGCAGTTGTCGCGTTGGTTGAAACGCTAGCCCTCGTTTTTGTCCACGCCGCGTTGCCAAAGTCCTCGCTATACGTCAGCAAATTATTGTTTGCATACACCAGCGTCCCGGTGGAATCAAACAGCGTGGCCTGACTGCCTCGGGAAAAGGTGATGCGGTTATCTAGGCTTGTCGCCCCGACAAACTGCAAATCCAGCGTCGGCTTCGAAAATGTAGTGCAACCCCAAGTGGCAAGCATGGCTTTATGACCAAAATACCGTGCAATCAACCGTGCCGCCGATGGTCACTACAAGCGAGGTAACAAAACATCCCGGCATGGGATAAAAGGTTGCCGAAACTGGAGTGAAAGTGTTGACCAGAGTGTTTGAGCCATCTTGAATCTTGATTGTCGGGCTTGACGATGCGCTGGCAACGAAAATTCCAAGCAACCCGCCCGTTCCCGTACGCACAGTTGTCGTAGAAGTGATGTTCTTAAAGTTCTGGCTTTCTGTAACCGGATTACTCATATTCGCGCCCTCCTTGAGACGCTACGCTCGTGAACCTGCCACATATCGTTTAGCGTGACCTCGTTCTGTGGCCCAACAATCAAGGTCTTGCTCTCTAGCGGCCTCTGCGCGGACGGTTCAGCCCTCCACGCAACGGCAAGCATACGGAAAGCGTCGGCAGGGTGTGATGTCCAATCGTGTCGGGGTGATGCCCTGAACGCTTTCTTGTCCTCATCATACTCTCGTTGATACTGGCGTAAAGCCTCTATTCCGTCGCCACATTTTACGGAATTGAACCAAGTTCGGGGCAACATCTGGCGAATTGCTTGGATTCCGTCCTGCAAGCCGATGTTCGGCACCACGGACAAATGGTTGATGCCGAGGTGGTCAGCCAACTGCTCTACGATGCTGCGCCCCGTCTGTAGGCTCTTGGCGCGTGCGT